ATACCACCACCTTATGCGCTTCCGCATCGAACTTCCTACCCTGATACCAGCCGCGACGCAGCCAGCGACGGATGGTGCGCATAGCCTTTGCATCACCACGTACGGGCTCAGGGAAACCCCCGTATTTCACAGTTTTAGGCCCATGCTTGCGCTCTGACTGCATCATTCCGCACTCAATGATGTGATCGCGGTAGAAGGCCAACCACTGCTTGCGATTACAGACAGGGCAAGGAATGTCACCACCATTCGTCAGCATGCCATCTTCGTATGCGTCGCAATCCCACAGATATCCATCGCAGCAAAGGCTATCCGGGTAATGCGCACCAAATTCATAACCTTGATATCCGCAGCTCATTTGTCATCCTCCAGTACCAGTTCTGTGTCGTCAGGAACCTGAATCGTGAGCTCAACGCTATAGCCGCGTTCGTGCTGGGTGAAAGATGTGGACCATGCTGGAAGTGGCGTTTCTTCTTTAACCTGGCCCACGCCAATAGCCCAGCAGCCTTCGTCTGTATAGCAGGCAATAACGAGCATCTCACCTTCAGCGGATTTGAGGTGATAAACGCCTGGATTACTGTATATGCAGATTTCTTCCCTGATAGCGCCTTCGCATTCGAAAAGGTCATCACTGGCACCGTAAAATTTAAGTTCTTTCATATTTAGTCCTCCGGTTATTTATTCCACGCTGCTGGTCGTAATTGAAAGCTTGCTGGTCTTGAAGGTAGTGTTTTGCGAACTAAAGACTGTGTTGCCTTTAATTGGTCTTTCTTTATTTCCCTTTCGTTACAGGTAGGACAGTAATATGCCACTTTGCGATAAGCGCCTCGGCCAGAGGGGCGATACTGCAAAGGAGCCGCCGCAGCTGTAGCAGTGGAGTGTTTCGGTTTCCATATTTATTCCTGTATTAAGGTGTGTGGATACCTGTCATTTAAGGCATTAATTCATTTATTCGATAATTAAAATGAAACTTCGGTGTTTACTTTATATTGACCTGTAAGCAAGTCAGCATCGACGGAAATTAAATCTCCGTACAGGTCATAATTTAAAACAACATCACGAAATTGAAGTCCTGAAAGCGCATCCGTACGACCACAAAACATATGGTCTTCTTCGTGCTTTGCTGCTTCATGAATATCTTTTATTGACGCCATGGCATCAGACCACATACCACTGTTACCAATAAATTGCGCAATAGCGAGTTTGCTTTGAGCTGCTTTAACCATCGGGTTGCTTTGCAGAAAATTAGCCATTAAACACCCCCGTAACATGCAGAATTTTGATAATGGTCGCTGCCCAGGCAACAAGGCAGATGGCCAGAACAATAACCAGTGAACGAATGCCATTTCTGCTCATACTCCACCCCAGCACTGAACGCTTACCGATGCGACCGCAAATAAAAATGGAACAACCTTCAACCAGAACCGGCGCCATGCTGGTTTGTCTTCGTCTCGAATCATCTCCTTTCCCTCACGCGTTTTGAGTACCTAACAGGCCTTGCAATGCAGTGCCGGGTGCCTCCCGGTGATACCAGCCAGTTAACAACTGGTACCGACAGCTTCTTTTCCACCCCACTCTTTTCAGAAACGAGTGTTACCGCTTAACTGTGCCGCATGCGCATAGCCGCATTCACTGCATTGCAAGGCCTGTTGTTTGTGCCTGTCTTTTAACCATTTCAGGCTCAACGGAATCCGTGAATTTTTATTGCGACTTAAGCTTGTAACGCAGAGCAATAGCTTCTTGGCGGGCGTCGCCTTCAATCTTTTGCAGTAGCTTTTCCAGATTACGCAGAGCAGTGTCGTAACTGTCCAACTGGTCATCCATAACGATGCCGCAGGGTTTCATTGCCTCGCGCATATCATCCAGTGATGAACGGATTTCATTAACGCTATGGAAAATGTTTACGGATCGCTCGATAACTATGTTGGCATTTGAGTAGCTAACGGCCAGTTTCAAAGTCTCTTCAGACATGAGCATTACCTTATTTTGTTGACCCTTATCGCCGGGTAGCGGAACGTTTTCTTCTTGCCAGTCACTGCGCGGTGATTGGTTTGATGGAGTGAAGTTAAGTCAACTCAACAATAAAATCAAGCCTTGTTTGTTGATTAAACTTAACAATGATGGCGTGAGAAAATAACTAATTGAATAATTAGTTATTTTTTATTTGTTCTCTTGCGGGCTTTGAGGAGTTCTTCGAAGAGGGTATTGAAATTTTCGACTCTTGCTCTGAGGGTTTCCAATTGAGCTGATTGCTCTGACTCTGGTAGGGAGCGATACAAATCAACTAACTCTCTTTCATCGTCAGAGAGTTTATCTTGCTCGATTAACGCTAATGGGTCGCCTGGGGTCTGATCTGAATCGCCGAACAGAATCCACGTGGGTGTGCACTGCAAGGCGCGAGACAGAGCGTGTAAATTTTTCCCCGTAGGCTCAGTGTTATCACTTTCCCACAGCGAAATCGTGGCATAGGAAACCCCCGCAGCTTTGCCCAACTCTCGCTGCGTCATTTTGATTTCTTTTCGGCGCTGAAGTATGCGCTGACCTAAAGTCTTCTCGCTCATTGTTGAGTTATCTTAATTCTTCTTGACTTGAGCATCCTAAGCAAATTATCTTGTTTAAAGTTCTTAACAAGAGAGTGGAAAAAATGCTCAAACAGGATGCAATAAATTTTTTTGGTTCTAAGACCCGGTTAGCCAGAGCTGCAGGGGTTGAAAGATCCGCAGTCTCCCAGTGGGGTCTCTTGGTTCCAGAGGGGCGCGCACAAAGATTAGTCGACGCCTCATCCGGCAAGCTGACATACGACAAAGATATTTACGACCAATATCGTAACGAAAAACGTTCTGGTGAGGTGAATCATGAAAATCAGGCATGAGCGCATTCGCGAGGCCATGAATGCCTGGGCGCTTTATCCAGGCGGCCGTAAAACGCCTGTATCGGCGATTGTCGACGCTTACTTCTCCATGGGTATGACTGCACCAGAGTTGTACGACGACAGCCACCCTGACGCACTTAGCCGCAATATCCAGAAGATTTACCGCTGGGTTGAAAGTGATTCGCCTGCATCAATCGAAAAAATTGCGCAGCTTCTCCCCGCGATTGAACGTGCTATGCCGCCGTTACTACTGGCGCGGGTGCGTAGTTACTACTCTGAAACTTTCCGCGAACTTCTTCACCGCAAACAACGGGTGGACGACGAAATGGAAGCGCTGTTCGGCGCAATGATTGCTATCTCTGACCGGATTGCTGATGGCGGCTCTTCCGGTAACACGCTGATTCACTAAGCGAGGTTCAACCATGCGTAACCAGTCTGCTGCTGAATTGATTGCTCGCCTGAAACGAGCGTATCCGGCGTATGAGCCGTCTGAAAGAGATTGTGCAGGCACTGGCATCCCTAAGGCCGGTTCTCGCTTCCAGCACAGGCACAAAGGCCACATGGTGACGGTACTCACAGCGACAGAGAAAGAAGTTTCCTACCGCAAAGCCTGCGGGGCTATTGGCTGGGTAGGATTGAGAGAGTTTTTACGGCTACACAATGAGGTTTCGGAATGAACAATCAGGTTTTTGAAATTGTTCAGGCCATGTCGGGGCAGGGGAACTGCATAACGATCCCCGGACCGTATCTGGATTTCTTTGCAGGAGACAGGCAACAGCATTTGCTGGCGGCCATTCTCAATCAGCTGGTGTTCTGGTCGGGCAAGTCGAGTCTGGAAAATGGCTGGTTTTACAAAGAGCACGCAGCGCTTGCCAAAGAGATTCGCGCCAAAGATGGCGACGTGGTCAGAAAAGCAATGTTCAAGATTACAGAGCAGTACCTGGCGGGGGTTATTGAGGAAGAGTTACGGCAGGTAAGCGGCACTCCGAAGAAGCATTATCGGGTCGATCAGGAGGCGCTAATCGCCAAAATATTCCCGCAAGGGGGAAATTCAAATAACCCATTGAAAAATATGGATACGGCCCAAGAGCCGAATGGAAACGGCTTAAGAGCCGAATCGAAGCAAGTGATTGAAAGTGATGGAAACGGCTCTCAAGCCGAATGCATTCGTCCCAAGAGCCGAATGGAAACGGCCCAAGAGCCGAATCCTGGAAACGGCTCTCAAGCCGAATCCTATCTCTATACAGATCTTAAAAACAGATCACTACATACAGATCATAAAAACCACGCGGGAGAGATTCTTCCTGTGGATAACTTTGCAGAGTCAGGACGTGAACCGGTCATCCCGGAAGCAAACATTCCTGACGCTACCGAAGACAGTAACCTGGCTACCGATGATGACTTCGATCTCGCGATGTGGTTCTGGTCGACCATCATCGAGATGTACGAACGCGCCGCCGAATTTGACGGCTCTCTGGCAAGACCGAGAGAACCGAACTTTGTTGGATGGGCTAACGAGGTTCGCATGCTTCGCCAGGAACATGGCTGCAGCCACGACCAAATCCGCACCATGATTGAGCGCATTCAGCGCGATCAGTTCTGGTGCCCAAAAGTTCAAACCATGAAGACATTACGTAACAAATGGCCTGAGCTGGCGCTGAAGCTGTGCCCGGTAAACCTTGCTGTAGGCGGAAACCTCGGATTTAGCGGCAAAGTTCAGGCAGATATTCCAAAGGGTTTCAGGGGCTAAGGAGTTTTTTCAATGAAAACAACTAAATCCAAGAAAACACAATACAGCGGTGAAATCACGATGATCGAATTTCTCAAGGCCAATCCTGATTTGACCACCAGAGAAATCGCCGTTGCACTGGGTCGCGGTATGTCGTCGGTCGGTAATCAGCTTCGCCAGTTACACGGAACAGGTCAGATTACCCAAAGCGGCATGCGGAATGGCGCGGCAATGTGGTGCTTTAACGATATGCCGTTTGGCTGCGCGAACCGGCTTCGGGCGAAGTTTGAAAGCCTTCTGAGGGAGTGTCGCGGGGTCGCTCAATGAAATTACAGAAATGCCCTGATTGCGGCGCGTTACCTGAGTACCACTGGAAAGATTATATGTTTGGCTCTTGCTCCGGCGCACTGAAATGCCCCTTTGACCATTACCGAGTCCAGCAAAGCTACTGGGCTGGTGGAAAGAACAAAGCCAGGCATGCTCTGGAACAAAAATGGGCTGAGGCGGTTAATAAAAACGAGGTTAAAAATGGCTAAGAATTCAATCGACGCATACGGTGCCAGCGGCAAGACAAACGTTCTGATGTTTGAGCCGGAAAATCTGCATATTGTCACTGACAAGGCTCATCCGCTTTACGATGAACGTATTTACTTACCTCTCAGTGAAGCCATGGTGCTGAACATCATAGACCAGGGGGTTCTTGAGCCGATTATTGTCTGGAAAGACCCGGAAACGGGGCTGTCCTGCGTGGTTGATGGCCGTCAGCGTGTCCGCCATACCCTGGAAGCTAACGGGCGTCTGGCAAAAGAGGGAAAAACCCCACTGCTGGTTCCGGCAGTCACTAAACGCGGTTCAGCTGTACGCATGGCTCAGGCGATGGTCAGCGCAAACGAAATCCGTCAGGCCGATACACCGCTGGGCAGAGCCAAAAAGATGGCTGATGCGCTGGAGCGCGGGCACGATGAGGACGATTTAGCACTGATGTTTGGCGTGAGTGTCCAGACAGTACGCGCAACGCTGTCGCTACTGGATGCCACCCAGGCAGTTCGCGATGCAGTTGAGTCTGGAATTGTCACCGTTAGCCAAGCCCGTCAGCTGGCATCACTTAAACCTGAAGAGCAGCGGGAGAAGGTC